ACTGAAGTTCCAAAAGAATCAAACAGATAAGAAAATCTTCGTAGATGTAATGTATTCATGCCATTACAGTTTCTAGTGAATATCATGCTAATCTCTCCACCCCCAGCACTTACTATAGAACACCCATCTATTGGTTAACATGGATGTTTTGTTCAACAATATGGAGCACCTATCCCTTTTGCCAGTAAAATTTTCTCCCCAAATATCCCCTCTTGATCCATGATGACTCCATATTTGATAACCGAATGGTCTAGAAGAGCCGAATTTATAGAACATTAATCTATCCCCAACAAAAAGGAATCATTCTTTTGGCTGCAAGTGATATTTTTAGTCCAATGATGTGAAAATGACAACGCTGCTCTGGCTGTAACAGCCCTTGTATCACATAAACACCAGTTATTCTTCCAATTATGACTACCAGAGAATATTTGACTGAATATTGCACAGTCATGGCCGTTTACAAAAAGCATTTCATCTTCTTTTTTTATTTTTTTATGATAAATTTTCATTATATAATCAAAGTCTTAAAATGCAATAAAATTTTGCCATAGTAGTTGGTATGTCGTAAGGAATAATATGAATGAAATAAACCAAAAAATATATGAAAATTTAGAGTTGTGGCCTGAAGATACAGATGGCTGGGGAGATGATTCTATTTTTGAAGAAATGATATCTATGTCTTTGCCTTCAGTTGTAGTAGAAATAGGTTCTTGGAAAGGCCAATCAACTATTAACATGGGCAAAATTTTAAAAAAACTAGGATTGAAACATACCAAGATATATGCCATTGACACATGGTTAGGAGCGACAGAATTTTGGACAACACACAAGGATACTCCAGAAAGAAATCTCCATCTTAAAAATGGTTATCCTCAAATATATTATCAGTTCTTGAGTAATGTTGTTCACAATAATTTACAAGATACGATTATTCCAATAACAAATACATCAATTACAGGCTTAAAAATATTGAAACACCATGCGATAAAGCCAGAGCTTGTTTACATAGATGCATCTCATGAAGAGGAAGATGTTTACGCAGACTTGAAGTACTCATTTGATATGGTAGAAAAAGGAATTGTTTTTGGTCATGATTATGATTGGTGTGCAGGTGTAAAAAGTGCCGTAGACAGATTTGCAAATGAGAACAGACTAAGGCTTGAATCTAAAGCAGCTTTTTGGTTTATAAAAAAGTTGAAATATCCACAAAAAAAATAATTTTTTTATGATCTAAAAATTTGTAGACTTATCGTGGTTATTTCTGGAGAGCATTTTTATGTTTCCTTTTCTCTCTATACTGTCTAATTTTGTCTTGATTATTTGCTTCCCATATTTTTCTTTGTTCACGAAGTTTTTCTTTATTCTTAATTCGCCATGCTAACCTTGCTTCTTCTCTTCTGATTCTACTTTTATATGGCATTACTTCTCCCTTCTTTTAATTTTTCCACAACTAATGTCACAACACAAGAAATAAAGCTGTGACATAACAAATGTCACAGCTACACCTGTCCAAAATCCATCCCAATAACTAGACATTACGGTCACTCACAGGATTGCATGCAATACTATTAAATATATTTTTCATTTCTGTTGTCATAGAATCATACCCTAAATTAGATAGATGCCGGTTTGAATGCAGGTGTTTTATAATGTCTTCCATAATTTTTTCTTCTAATGACTTGTCCATGTTCTACTCCAAATGCGAAAAAAACTATGAATCCAATTCGAATTAAAGGTCGGAAGGCTTGCCAATTCCAGAAAAGTTGCTCATTCTTTTTGCAACTTCCGTAGCAATTGCATATTGGGGATGAGATTGTTCTTTTGTTTGGCAGGTGCCACAAATATAGTCTGAATTAAATTTGCTCATACAGCAGTCAGACATAGATTGACGACAACGGTCACATTTCGTTGGATACGGCATAGAAACTCCTTTTAAAAAACACTTAGGCATAATACTATAAAAAATTACTGAATCAAACCCAATCGCTGGAATAAAATCCAAAATTTTTAGATTGTTGAAGTCGTAGATTAGTATTTCTGGCTGAAAAACTTTTCCAAAGATATGAATACGGCATAAAATGATGGAAGAAACAAGCTATATTGGAACTTGCTTTTTGATGCAATATCCAGCAGCATGATTCTGCATGTAACAACCTCATACCCAATCGCTCCAACTGTGCTGTTCTTCAAATGAAAATTCTTTCCATACTGTAGATTCGCAAGCACCAAACACTTCACTCCAAGCTTGCCCTGTATTTCTACTAACTCTATTGAATCTACTTCCAAAAGCCAAACAACAATATTCATTAGGTCTGAATGTCACACCGAATCTTTGATTTCGGGCGAATACAGAATAAGTGTGTCTGCATGTGTAATTGAAAATCACGGGCTTCTCCACAACATATTGAAGCAATGACTGTCATAAATAAACGGATGACTGAATAATTGGCTTTGAGTTCTGCCGTCAAAGCTAAGTGCTCTATAAAGTTCACTATTATTTATGTCTTTGAATGAGCAAGCGTTACCTGCTGAAAAAACATCACAATTAAAATTTAAAACCTTTAACATGACTTTCGTTGAAAACCTTTGATTCAGTTATGCCTGAAGGCCACCATGATCTCGGTTCGGTTGTCCAGTTCAAACTTCTTTTGACTCTTTTATCACCATACTTTGACCAATAGTAAAGTATAGTGGATCGATCAGCGTTTGGAAACCTTTCTCTTTGTCTCCATGGTGATGAATACAGAGAAGTAATAAAAACATAACTTTTGTGACTTAGATCAACAGTTCTTTTTTGTTCATTCCAACTTGTATTTAATACTGGAGGCTTGTTAGTTGTAAAACCATATACTGAAAATGGAATTTCTGACATCACTCTCTCACTTTCTCTGCAACTATATATATCATACCCACTAGTACAGATACAGCGACGAGAAAAGAAAGAGTATTAATCATGGTGATCTCCTAAATGTTGCCAGACCAATGTCCCCAGCTGCTATTTAAATTGAACTCATCTCCCCAAGTAAAATGTCTGCTGAAAAAGTATTTGTTAGAAAAACACTCTGATTCTAATATAAAATCTCTTTCTGTCCAACAATCAGACCGATTCCAATTATTTTGGAATTGGCAAACATCACTTCGTTGGCCAACTTTAAACAACATTTTCAATTTCCAAAAGCAAAAGAACGAGAATTAAACTGTGAGAATAGGACGCTGCCAGTTCTTTCAAAAAAAGCTATTGAAAAACTACTATGGAATTTAAAACCATATGAGTATTTATATCTTGCTAACCGTGTGCCAGAATATCTTCTTTCAAATCTGAATGATTTGCTTTCTGGGAAGAACATAGGCTCATGAACCTCTGGTATGGAATAAACTTCTGTTCAACGCCATGCCAAATTTCAATTTTGTCGAAGTTTTCTGCTCGGATATTTTCTTTGCTGTCAATCCAGACTTGATTTGGACAGCAGCAGCCTTTGGTCACTCTACTTTTTACACCAATCCATGCATGAAATACAGAGTATGAGTTGCATTCTAAACATTTAACTACCATCACCCAATCTCTGCTGCCCAAAATATTTCAAGACACATTAGGAAATGTGTTTACGAAAGTCAAATAATTACATGACTTTATTTGGGTTTTGAATTTTCTTTTTGCCAAGCTTCAAAGGCAGCAGAAAGAGCAAGGGCTTCGTCATCAATTTTTTTCATCTGGAGTTTGTGATCCTCCAAAAGTTTTTTGAGTTCTGCGCTGGCTTTTTTCTTAGCCTCATGAAGTTGTGAAATTTTTTGGGAAAATTCAACAAACTTGTCAGATAGTAAAAGTTCTGGGTTCATAATTTTAAATGAGTAAAGGTTGATATTTTTCTTTAAATTGAGAAAAATCGAGGAGATCACTATAAAGCATATTCCAGCAATCTGCTTTTACTACGAAATTATTGCTGCCATCAACTTGTCCCTTTTTCAAGAATCTCGCTTCTTTCATATATTCTTTTTTGTCGTAGTATCCCATAATATAAACAGAAATAGGAAGCAACATATCTTGTGGCCAAAGTACTCTTGTAAAAACATAATATTTACAATTTTGTTTAGTATTGAAATTGGCAATACTTGCTTCATGGTATGACTGTGGAATGACAGATGTTTTCTTGGCTTTTACATCTAAAGATATACTATTGTATGTTATGTCATAGTTGTATGTGTTATTTCTTTGAGATTCGATTTTGAGATACGATTTTACTGCCTCTTCTCCAACAAAGCCTGTAAAGTTGCCTTTACCTCTTAGGATAGAGTTTTTGCATTCTCCCAAAGATATGGAATCCTTGTAGGCACGAAGAACCATATCCTTGGTAAGCTTAATATTTATCATATTTTTCCTCTTTGTTACATTTTAACGGTAAAACCATTTGTAGCAAATTTATGGTTGTCGTTTTTTATTGAGTCCCGTATAAGATAAGGATGTAAATGGAGGATTGTACAAGGAGGAATCACCATGAATCGCAACAAAATTCAAAAAAAGAAAGAAAGAGAAGAAAGGCTTCGTAAACAAAAGCACTTTGAATCAGTTAGAGGTTTATATCCTCAATTTTCATTTGTAAACGAACATATCTGTGATAGAGACTATGTAGATATTGTTAAAAAAGCTGTAAAAGATATCAACTTTCAGACCTTCAAATTCCATGATGCACATGATGACATATATCACGAATTCTTGAAGAATATTGTCAAGTTTGGGTTCAAGCCAGCTTTTTTCATGGCAGCTGGGATAGAGGAATTTGCTCATAAAATTTCCCGAATGGATGTAAAAAAGGGCACTCAATTCTTAATGAGTGAGGAGCCTGAAGTTGTTGAATTCAATAAAAGGGCATCCAATTTCGCAAGCCAGCATGAAAAGTTGCTACTTGCTATTGGAGATAATATACTTTTTTCTAAAGGCAAGGATGGTCTTTTCAAGTATTGGCCAAATCAAGGTTTCAGACTGTGCTTTGTTGACAATAAAATTTGTTTTGTATTTCAAAGGATTAATAAAATAGAGTCTGATGGTAGTACATGCTATCAGTATATGATACCCAATAAAATCAAATGGCACAGTAAAGAGTACGATATGGTTTTCACTCATCATGCCATGAGCCGGATTATTCAAAGATTTTCGAATAGGGGTAAAAGTTCATATTGTAGTTTCATCTTACTTTATGAATTCTTTAATAATTTGAAATACAATCTAGCATTTCATGCTGGAGGTAGGAGGTTCATTCAGTTTTATTTCCCAGTATTTAGCAAGCTCTTAACAGTTGTGAAAAAGATTGTAGAGAAAGAGCCTGAGTTGAAGTCGATTCATGGCAATATTATTCCTAATACCGAAAAACGAGATGTGTATGTGAAATGCTTCTCTTCACCCATGGACTTCAAAGATAATATTGCAACCATTATCACGGCATTATTGCCGGGATATCACCCCACTCCTGAATCTTACATGTATTCGTCTCCGGGCATCAAAAACATGAAGGAAAAAGACAGGTTTAGGCACCTCTATTTTTCAGAGGTTGATATTACATCTGATGATTATGTTGATGCTTTTCAGTTTTTCCACAATAATGGAATTCAACAAGTATTCGTTGAGAAATCAGTAAAAGAAACCAACCCGTTCAGAATTCGTAATTATTTCGATAACGAAAATATGATTTACGACAAATTAAATTAATTTTTTTGTTGTAAATATTGATTTTTCTTTTATGATTGCTTTCCCAACTGGAGGCAATACATGAATAATTCCAAAAATGGTCATGAAAAACTTTTCAAAGTTATCATGAATAGAAAAGTAATTTCAAAGTTTAATTATCAAGAACTCGAAGAGTTGAACTTTGCGTTAAGTGACAGAATATCTAAAGTCACAAAAAAATCAGATGATGTCAGATATGTCAAATTCATAAATAAGCTTTTGAGTAAAATACGCAAAAAGATTGAGTCGTATTAATAAAAAAAGGGGAAGGACAGTAGTCCTTCCCCTTTTTTAGATTGTGCCCTTAGCAATCAGGGGGTTACGATGAATACACCACCTGCACCATTTGAAATGTCGGTGAGTGTTTGGAAATCATCGTTGAAAGTTGCGCCGTCATTGAGTTCCCAAACCATGCGTTGTTGTAGGTCAGAAGTATTTACAACTTCGATATAACCTGTGCGCTGAGCGGAAACACCGTTGCTGACGCTTGTGTCTAGTGAGCCCTCTGTTCCTAGGTTGACTAGGCTAGGGGTCAATTTTAGTAAATAATTAGCCATTAAATATCTCCTTGTATAAAGACATGCATGCCATTAGGCAACATTATTTATGCAGAAAACAATCATTTTTCAAAACTTACTAGTTAAAATAACAGTACAGTAATTGTTAAAAACCGCAACACCAATATAATAAAAGTTATCACTTAGTAGCGTATTCCTTCCAATCGTATCAGAAAGAATGTTTCGTATTAAGTTTTCAGTATTACATTCATGATAAGAATGTGCTGGAATTAGGTACATATTCTTGCAAAAAATGTTGTTTTTATGCAGTCTATAACTCAACTGCAATCCTTTCATATCATACATGATACGATTAGACTTGGCCATCTCAAAAGAATATTCAGTAGCAATTTTTTCAAGGCTGCTGTTGTGTATAAATGGTATTAAACTATTCTTATTTCTGAATATGTTTAGAGATTTCTCGATGTAAATGCTGCTTGATTTGTTATCTGGATTTGGTATTATTTCTTTAGATGGACTGATAGATTTTTTTATAGCATTTAAAAAGTTAAGTATTAACATTTTAATTTTTTCTATCATTTTTGCCCCCTAATTTTTTATTTAGTCCTCTGTAGTCGCAAATATTTTTTCCCGGTATATTGTCTCAGAGAACATTAAAAACTAGGAGGAACAATATGAGTGCAAGCAGCGCAATTTTTGATGAGTTGGAATTTGGTTCGAAACCCTACAAAGAGATGTCTCTTGACATAAAAAAATGTGACTATCTAGAAAAGGCAAAGCTGGAGGTTAAAGCTTTTAAGCAGCAATTGATAAGAACTTTTGGTCAAGTTGAAAACACAAAATTTGTCATCAGAAAGTATAAAAAAAGTGGAGTAACATTTTATGGCGTATGTCTGGTCTATAGCGTCAATGATTGGGATGCTATGAATTTTGCTTTCGGAGTGGAAGATAGAATTCCAGATTTTTGGGACGATGAATCTTTGAAGAATTTGAAACTTAATGATTTTTAGCTTTTTCTTACAAATTTGTTGTTGTCCCTGACATAGTGCAACACATTTTCGTAGGGAATTCTAACAAAATCTTCGATTGCACTACCTTTGTTGATACCAGAGCAGCAGAATTTTCTTACTCTGTGACAACCATGCTCTGGCATCACGAAGTTAGCACTTGCTGGTACGCTACGATGGCCCATGTATTCCTCACCACAAGATTCCATGGCCATTGAAGCGTATTTCATAGGAATCAATAAGAATTCGGATAAGTCTTCTTTCCCCATGAAGTAAAAGCCTTTACCGCTAGTTATCTTCGCATACTTATATTTTCTAGCTGGTACATCTATTCCTTCATAAATGTAGTGCCAATGTTTATCGCTTTTTATTTCTGCTTCCACAAATACCGTCATATCTCTATCATAAAAATATACTCGCAAGTCTGGTTGCTGAAATAATCTTCTCCCCAACTCATCTAAATCATTGCACTCTACTTTAGCCCCTTGGCTGGAAAAATAAAGTGTTGCAAATCTTTTGCCTTTTTCATCAAAGATATCATTTCTTTCACGATTGAATTTGCCTGAGATGATTCCATTCCTAAAATATGTTGTCACAATTAATTCTCCAGACGATTTACTATTTTATTTCTAGCAGGCTCAAAATTCAAGAAAGGGGCACAAAATGGCGAAGGGATTGAAAGGTACGACAATCAAGGCTAAGAGAATTGCTGACATGCAATCAGTTGTAAATCAATTGAAGCATCCAGCAGCAGCTGCAAAATATAATCATGTTCGTATTCAACTTGAAGATGGAAAGGAGGTCCACTTGCTGTTTACTGATTCAGAGGTAAAAAGGGCTGTGGACCGTGCCAAGAAAAACCCGGAAGACTGCCCCAAGGCATCTCTCTTCCGTGATATATTTGATTGACCGAAAAGCAATTATTTGTACAATAAAGCCGAAGGATGACTTCGGCTTTATTTTTTTATGGAGGACAAATGACACGCACCTTGAAAAGAGGGGATATTACAGTTGATGTTGATTTAGGTTCTGCTTGGAAATTATACGACAACCACAATATCAATAAAAGTGTAGCTTTTTATTACGGGCCTATTTTCAAGACTAAGGAGCGAGTTTTTTGGATGGAAACAGATAGAGGCGGTTTTGTAATCGATCCGTCAGCTGATTTAAAATGTATTTCAGAAGCTACTGGGCTTTCCGAGTATTCCTTAATAAACATTCTACAAGACCCTAAAGAGAAGTATCATAGATTGAAAATACAGAACTAATAGACACTATATATCAATAATTAATATGAGGTATGCCAATGTCTGATAATGTCCGTCTCACAGATCATGACAAAGTTTTAGCTGCTGATGAAATAGGAAATGTAAAACATCTTAAGGTCAAACTTCAGTATGGTGGTGAAAATACTGCTGTTGATGTGAGTGAAAGTAACCCCCTGCCAGTCGGTACAACCGGAGGTAATAATCTTGCAATCACCCTTGGAGACTCTCCCGCAATAGATGCATTCGGCAGGCTTAGAGTTAGTAATCCTTCATATGTTTTTGAGAACCAGAACCAATATGATGCACAGCCATTAGTTTATAATACTGTAACAACAGGAGATGGTGGGTCATCTCATATAGCATTAGAATCAACTGTTCAGTTATCGGTAGGTGGTACGCTCAACGATAAAGCAATTAGACAAACAAAACAATATTTTAGATATCAGCCCGGAAAGTCACATCTCATACTAGTCACAGGTGTATTAGGGGCATCTGCTTCAGGAGTTCGTAGAAGGATCGGCTATTTCGATGATGCTGGTGGTATGTTTTTTGAGCAAATCCCAGCATCTGGAGGAAATACTGGAGTTAAAGTTGTAATCAGAACTAATTCAAGCGATCAAGGAGTTGATCAATCTGCATGGAACATCGATAAAATGGATGGTTCTGGTGCGAGTGGGATCGACTTAGATTTTACCAAAGCACAAATATTTTTGATTGACTTAGAATGGCTTGGTGTTGGTAGGGTTAGGTATGGTTTTGTAGTCAACGGCTTAATCTATTATTGCCATGAAGTCAATAATGCAAATGTTGTTACTGCTGTTTACACGACAACTGCCAATCTGCCTCTAAGATACGAGATAGAAAATACAGCGAACGGTGCTGCTGCAACTATGAAATGCATTTGCGGTGCTGTTGTTTCTGAAGGGGGATATGATAAAGTCGGCTATCCATTTGCAGTTGGAAAAGGTTCGACTTTTACATCTGTACAAACAAGAAGGCCTGTTTTAAGCATTAAACCCAGAACCACATTTAATAGCATTACAAATAGGATGGAATTTGATATTACTGGTGTAGAAGTTACAAGTGGAACATATACTTCTTACTATGAAATTGTTTATAATGGAACTTTGACTAATGCTTCTTTTAACAATGTTAATACGACATATAGTGGAATGAGTTATGATACAGCTGCAAATGCTATTACTGGAGGCATCGTTATCGCAGCTGGTTATGCGGTTGCTGGTGGTCCGGGCGCTAATGCGACTGGTGGCATAACCCAGAGGGTTGTCAAAGTTCCCTTAACCGTCAATTACGCTGGGACAGATGCAGATGTAATTTCAGTTGTTGTTACAAGCTGCGATACTCAAGACCCTCCAAGAGCAGCTAGCGTTGGAGCCGTTATCAGCTGGCAAGAACTAAGATAAAATTAATCTGGCAGCAACGGTTTTGATCTAATAAGACCAAGTTCCGCTGCTGCTTTACTTACTGGTGGAAGGCTTCCAAATTTTTTGAGCACGGCATCATTTGCTAAACGATCAGCATGGTTTGACACAAAATTTATTTTTTTACTTACTGGACTGTTATACACATCCTTATGTGTATCTATGTAAGCTTGTTTGAGGGCTGCATGGGTTTCGTGTGCTGACAAGTTGGGATCAGATAGTATCTGTTGTTTCATATTGATAAATTCTTTATCAGCTTGTTTCAACAAAGCTAGAGGATTAGTACTAATGTTGGCAGGTGTGCTTGGTGCGTTATTGGATAAGATTGCTTCATTCTCTGCCTTAGCTCTTAAAATATCATAGTTTTTATAAATTCCAACATCCTTGTGCGTGTCCATAAATGCCTTTTGTATTTGAAGCTTCATTTCATAGGGTGACAAGTTTGTATTACTTAATATATTTTTGGCAAAGTTTCCTAAAGCTTGGAGACTTCCTTCGACAACGGCTTCGATCTTATTCTGAATATTATCAAAGAATCCACTTACGAAACCAACCCCTTGGCCAATTTTTCTACCGATCCAATTTAGAATTTTGCCTTCATTTAGTAATTCATAATTTGGATTTGAAATCCATTCTTTGAAAGAAATATTGTTGATGTAGCCAAGAGTTTTGATTTCTTTGTAGAGCAAGTAATTATTGTAATCAGAACAGAAAACCCATTCTGTAGCCGTGACCAATTTTTTTTTCTTTTTCTTTTTTTTTCTTCGGATTATAGGAATGTCCTCTGCGGGCTTAATAGCATCTTTTGCTGCTTGTGCTGCTGCTTGTGCCTCTGCTTCTTTTTTGCGTCTGTCCTCATCTGTGCCAAATACTTTATCAAAGCCTTTTCCAGCTACACCCAAGACAGGGGTAACAAAGATTTTTCTGGTAAAGTACAAAAAAGCTGCCATCGGGATGGCTCCCGCCCCGCCAGTCACACCAGCTGCCAACAGAGCAGCAGCTAAAGGTGCAGAAACGCCAGTAACCTCTTGGGCCTTGTTGACGAATTGTTTTGTTTTTTCTATGGCTGGCATGACTGCGTTTTTAAATTTTTCCCATGTTGGGTTTTTACCGTCCGCTCTTAATGCTTTATCTTCTTCAGTCTCGGTTGGATTCCAGTATGTGTAGCCAGATTGATAACCACGCTTGGCGTGTTTCCACATGTCCTTAATAAATTGAATTTCATCAAGCCTATCTTGCTCACATAAATCAACGAATTTTGCAAAAGTTATGTCATTCATTATCGTTTACCGCCTCGCATAAACTGTTCTAATTCAAATTTTCTGTCTCTGAGTCTGTCAGCTTGTTTCGAAAACAGTTCTCCAATCTTTTCTAAATTAGATTTGGGGCCAGCAATCCCTTCTCTTCCAACTTTTTCTAATACTTCATTCCAATAAGTTTTCAAAGTTTGATATTCAGGGGAATCAAATTTGACTTCTGTTCCTGTGTCCTTCAAAAAGTCTGCAAAAGATTCATCGACACCTTTGTTTTTGATGACATCTGGCAACCAACTTCTCAAATTAAGGCCTGTTTTATTGAGGGTTTTTTCAATATAAGAAAACATGTTGTGTTTGTTAAGTATTATGTTGTTGTAATTATCAATATTTGCCATAGAAGCATCAATATCTTTCATACTGGCAGAGCCGAGTTTTTGCCTGAGTAAGGACTCGGCATTTTTGTATAAAGCACTATTTTTAACTGTGTCTATTATAGATTTTACTTCTGCTTTGCTCTGTATCACATTTCCAAATTGATCAACAGCGGAGTCATCTGGAGCCATCATACTTGGATCAATATCAGATGCTACCGCATCGCTTGCTGCTTGCCCAGCATCGGCCTTGCTTTGAACTATGTTGCCAAATTGGTCAACAGCAGAATCGTCTGGTGCCATTGAAGATACATCAATGTCTGGTATTGGCTTGCCCGTCTTTTGTGAAAAGCGCTCTAAGGCATCCGTAAACCTTTTGAAGTAACTCGATCCTAGTGAGGATGCTTTTTCATAGGCTGCGCTGAATTCTGCCTTAGTTTGAGCAGCATTCATGACAGCAACAGCATCTTTATCTGGATTTTGCATATCTCTCATGACATCGACTAATCTCTGTTTTATAATTCCCCACTTTGTTACAAGACTGTCTACAATGTCTTTGCCTTGCGCTAGGGCCTGCTTCGCATCAACGGCTCTTTGAGCAACGCCTACTGCATCTGTAGAATCAGGATTAGCCCAATTTTCAGGTGGCATTCCAGCATTGGGATCAGCAGCAACATCTTCGGGAGTAGAAGGTGCTTGACCACCATAAGATTTAGCAATTTGATTTAGTTCTGCTACTTCAGCTGGAGGTACTTTAGCGCCCATGCCTATAGCTGTTTTTACTGAAGAAACAGCATCGTTTACGATAGGTGCGGTCAGTTTGGTAATAGTCCCACCAACAAGCACACCGATTGCCATTAAAAAGAGGAATTTGCCGATAGGCACTTTCCATTTCCAAACCCATTGAAGAGCCGATGCAATACCGTTGTAAAGGAATTTTGCAGTCTTTTTCACAGCTGATGACACGAATCCGGCAACATGACCAGCGCCTCTGCCGATAAGGTTCAGCAAGTAATCGCTAACTCTTCCTTCAGTTAGTAGTTCATAATTTGGATTTGCAAGCCACTCCTTGTAGCTCACATCAATATCACCTTCATTTTTAAGAAATTTATATAAGCTATAGTTTCTGAAGTCGTTGGTGAATGTCCACTCATTGATGAGTGAAAAGCTTTCTTTTTGAACTTTAGGCCCTCTGATAACATTTCTTGCCGTATCAACAGCCGTATCATACACTTTCCCGGCAAAACCCAAGATTGGTGTCATCAATATTTTTCTGGTGAAATAAAGAATCACAGCTGCCGGAATTGCAGCCATGCCTCCGTACCAGCCAGCAAATATAATTGCTATGGCTAATGGTGCGCTTATGCCTGTCATGCGTGAAGCTGCAAGTATCACATCCTTCATCTTGACGGCAAAAGATTTTACCTTATCCCAAAGTCCTTGATATTTTTCTGTGACTGCGTCAGGGTTTGCATCTTTGGGTGGTGCTTCTAAATTTATTTTTGATATATCGGTAGTAGAAATACTTTGAGCAGCGAAAGGGTCGGTTGGTTTTTGTGCTCCTTGAGCCGGTTGTTGCTGTTCAGGTTCTTGTTTTTGATCCCAAGAACCGAAAGCTGATTTGAATCCACCTTTGAGCTTGTCCCAAGCGTTTTTCAGGAATTGGATTTCATCTAAACGATCCTGTTCGCAAGTCTTTATAAATTCTTTGAAAGTTAAATATGGAAAATATTCCCCATTTTCAAGAATGAATGGATTTTGTTTAACAGAATTAGCTGATTTAATAATATTTTCCATAATAATTATATACTTTTTAAGGTTTATTTATTCTTTTTCTTTTTGCCTTTATAAAGATCGCCTCCGGGCTTTAGTCTTTTGGCAAGTTTGTACTGTGGGCTACCCTCTGGGCACTTTTTGCTGCCCATGTCTGCACAACGACCGGGATGCTTAATTGCACCAGCAATCCATTGTTTTTCTTCTAATACATAACCTTTTTCTTCGCAGTACTCATGAAACGATTTCATATTAACACCTTCTAAAAGATAGTTAATATATGTATGTTTTATTAAAGGAATCTTAAGGTTGTATCAGTTGCTTTATCATACTCAAATATTCTGTATGTCAACTCGCTAGCCATCATACCTTTTTTCTCGTTGCCCACCACGCTGATGGGAATGTTTGTTGGCAGGGAAGAATTTGTCAAAAATTTAGTGAAATAGTTGCCAATTAATATGAATGGATAGAACCATTTCGGAACAATATCTTTTACTAAGTAAGCTCCACCCAAATCCAAACCACAGTTACCGTACATCATTTTAACGGCTTCGGTGCAGTAGAATGACATGGGATCGTTGAAGTTGAAATCATAGCTTGGATCAAGTTCTAAAAAACCTTTGATTTGATTTTCGATGCAATTTTCAATATCTTTAGTTTTATTCTGCAATCTGTAGACACAAAAATCTGTCATATACCAGTTGTCAAACCAGTCTATTACTCTGAGTTTTCTTGTTCCCCAATCTGACACATCTATTGCGTATGTTTCACCATTCTCTACAAGGATGAGAGTGGCGTGAGAGTATAATGATTTGGTAAAAGTTTGGATCAGTTTGCCAAAAGGTATTCCTAATGGACCTGTGACATCAGATGCATTATAAACTATATCACCAGTCTCAAGGGGAATTTGTTTTAGTTGTTGTACTATTTGTTTTCGTCTCTCGTATAATGGTCCCGGCTTGAACATGATGAATCCTATTTTTCGTATTATAAATATAAGAGTAGAGGGTTTGGATTACTGCGGAGAAGCTTGTGACTCGTTTTGAGGAAATGATTTTCAGCATTTTACTTATTTTATCTGTAGTGGTGTTTCCTCTACTATATTTTTGGGTTTGTAAGAAATTACTCGAAGACTAGAATTTGTTAATATAGAAACTTTACTCAAGGAAGCAAAAATGAAAAAAATATGTGCCTTGCTTATTCCATGTGAAGGAGAAATAAAATTAATAGAGATAAATGATGATATAGAAGAAAAGCAAAAAATGGTAGGCGGGCCAATAAGCCATGTGTCTGTTGCCGAAGACAATCCTTTTTTGATTGTTGTAAATAAAGACGCAAAGTCTAATAAACTTCCTTTGAATATTCGTGGAACTTGTATTGCAAATAGTTTTTGCAGAGTGACCAATCAGTTTTTTCGTGATATAGCTGTTTTCGGTGATGTTTTGGTAGAAGGATGTCGTGTTGACAATGAATTACAGGAATTTGAAAGTTGTTCTCTGCCAATACTCTATCTTGAGGAAATAATAGAATTCTGCAACAAAGCAGACATATGGTGGAACTCTATGGGTAAAAAGATTGCCAACTCAGCTTATATTAAATGGCTTACCAAACCACAAAATATTGAAGAAGAATTTTAGTTGCATTTTTAAAATCTGTTGGTAGCATGCAGTTGTCCCGGCGCAGGGTTAATCAAGCGAGTCAGAGTGCGCCATCTGATTCGAATCACGGAGGAAGTACAATAATGTTGCGTTTTGCTTTTGCTGCTCTGGCAATCATGTCTCTGGCCACCGAGTCTTTTGCAGGCCCTTTCGGGCTTTTCAAGAGAGGCAGCAGTAACAACTACAGCAACCAAAACACTAACAATTCAGGAGGAACAGTCTATTATGACAACGGTGAATTGTATTCAGCGCAAGGTGTTGCTAACCGAATGGCACGACTGCTTCGTATGGCCCACCTAGGCAACCCAACTGGTGGTTATGAGGGAGTGGGAATGGGCGGTTCACCCCAAGCAGCAATCCAAAATTGCTGTTATTATGGCAGAAGGCCTCTCCGTGATAGTGGTGTGGCACAAGGTGCTAACGGCATGTGGTATGCATGCTGCCGTTACAACTAATTTATTTTAAAATTTGACATAACGAGCAGTAACCTCACGAAGGCGGGCCACATAGTGTGGGAGGTTGCTGCTCGTTTTTTCGTAATTATACTAATAAATAATAATACAAGGAAAATACACTATGCCATTTATTTCAAGACCTGACGGTGATGTTAAAAAAGTTTTTATTACTGACGCTTGGCTTCTCGACCAGTTTGTAGGAAGCACTCTTTGGTCTTGGGGAAGAAATTATCAAGGAGGACTGGGGGACAACTCCGTAACCAGCAGAAGCTCTCCTGTTCAGACTGTGTCTGCTGGCACAAACTGGAAAGAAATTCATCTTGGCTCATATCATTCATTGTCTATAAAAACTGACAATGCACTCTGGGTATGGGGCTATAACAATCACGGCCAACTAGGTACTAACAATGTAACTAATTATTCCTCTCCCGTGACTACAGCTATATCTGGAACATTTTGGAAAACATGTGCTGCTGGATACTACCATAGTGCTGCTATAAAGACAGATGGAACGCTCTGGATGTGGGGATATAATGCAGATGGAGAGCTTGGAGATAATACAGTAACAAAAAGAAGCTCTGGTGTACAAACAGTAGCAGCTGGTACAAACTGGAACAAAATATCTTGCGGTGGATATCATACTGCTTGCATAAAAACAGACGGTACGCTTTGGCTATGGGGGTATAACAACCAAGGGCAGCTTGGAGATAATACTAGAACTCATCGTAGTTCTCCTGTCCAAACAGTAGCTGGTGGAACTAATTGGCTAAATGTTTCTTGCGGAGGATTTTCAACGGCAGCAATTAAGACGGATGGAACTCTCTGGACTTGGGGAGGCAACAGCTTCGGTGGTTTAGGAGATAACACAATTGTTGATAAGTCATCTCCGATCCAAACAATAACAGGAGGGACAAGCTGGAAACAAGTTTCGATGGGTGGTGGCAACCACACGGGGGCAATCAAGAATGACGGAAGCCTCTGGATGTGGGGGTATAACCTTACAGGATCATTAGGGGATAATACTATTACTAACCGCTCATCTCCCGTTCAAACTGTATCTGCCGGAACAAGTTGGAAACAGGTTGATTGTGGAGGGTTTGGACAATCAACAGGAGCCATAAAAAGTGATGGAAGTCTTTGGTGTTGGGGAAGAAATGTTATTTTTGGCACATCCACCATAACCGGCCAAATAGGAACCAATGCTGCCCTGCAATTTTATTCATCTCCAATTCAAACAGTTGCTGCTGGAACAACTTGGAAACAGGTTTCTGTTGGATACAACAGAACTGCTGCGGTAAAAAATGGTTAGTTTTTTATTTGATTAATATGGCGAAACTTGTTATGATAAGACTTGTTTAAAGAGTCTTTTCATTCAACAAGGAGAAGAGCAATGGACTGCATTCGAGTTAAGATTGAAAATGGTTCTTATCAACCTCTTTCTAATCAAGTGGAAGACTGGGAAGCAGTCCTTTCGTTTGCTGAAAAGACTGAACATGTGTGCCATATAGAAGGCTATAACCCTTATACAGAATGTTACAAAGTTGTCGTTGGACAGGATGAATACTTGTATTTGGTAGAAATGTTTCAATGGTAAGGAGGCAATATGACAAATCTCAATAAATTGTTAGATAATAACGAATTTGATAAAATTTTAGAGTACGCTATCAAAAACGAAAATGATGAATTTGACATCATTGGACAAAAAAAACTCATTCGGTATTGCACATCAAGAGGTGCGGATACAAAATGTATTGAAAAGACGATATCCGAATATCTGAAAACTGGTGAATACAAGAAGATTGAACCATTTATGGAATTTGCTAATGTGGACACTTTGCTCATTCGGTCAGTAGAATTGAATTGGCCTGATGGAATTAATTTTGCTATCAGGAGGGGAGCAAAAAACATAGACTTTGCAATATTCAAAGCAGTTCAAATGCAAAACTATGAATTAGCTGAATATTTGCAACGCAAAAAGTGACAGGAGGGCTGAAATATGTTTACTAATACTGAAATATCAAATTTGCTCGATACTGGGGATTATCGACAACTCATTTTCTCAATCATGAGAAATAAAGAATATGATATGAAAGATAGAAAAGATATTTACAAGTATCTCAAAAGAATTCAAGCTTTTAACAGTATGGACAGAATAGATGAAAGTCAATTTCTTTGTACTTTAGGTGATAAAGATATCATTTCTACATTTCTTGCAGAGGACTTTTCCCTTTTGACAACGGGAGAGCAAGAACAAATTTTTTCAATTTTATTTGAGTGTTATGATTACAAGCAAATGCAAGAAATTTTGCCTGATGAGATTTATTTTTGCAAAGATTTTTTCAATAAAATTCTTGATGGATTTGCAGATACACCAGACTATTTTCGAAGTTTTGTAATCAGCAAATTGGATATTCATAAAATGCGTCTCAACGCACACGGTGAGGCTATTTTGTTGGCAATTGTTAAAAGAAAGTACTTGCTTCATTATTTTGTGAAACTATTTGAGGATGCAAAGAAAATTCAAGAAACTGACAATTGGTTAAAGAATTTTCTGCATGCCAACATAGGTGTGCATACAAACTTCAAAGAAGAAGATTTGGTTTTTATATCTAAGTATTATAATCTGAAAGATATTTTCAGACAAGATGTTTTGAAATATTACTTCAATAGTGTCTACAAATGGGGAAAGCCCAGTAAGCAGAAATTAGATTTGGCAAGTTCGATTGTCAAAACAGGATTCAGAGGTGTGACGAGCGTATTCACGGAAGCAGTCAAACGAAATGATATTGAAATGGTGAAGCTACTTCTCCCGTGTAAACCTCGTCTCGACAAAGCTATGGCTTGCATCAATTCTGTACAAGTGGGAGATTTACTCAATGTCGCAAGTCAAGAAAGGGTAAAGAGAAAGGGCAAGAATTCTCTTGATCAACCTGTGGATCAGTAAGCATATTTTTATTTTGAGTTGTGTTTTTTTCGTGCGTTTGGTATCATGTTCACATAGGGAATGAATCACTTCGATTCTCCCGGTTTCTTTTACTTTTTTAAGGAGGATGCGATGTCTGATAAGAAGCAAGCTACCGCAACTAACACCGAAGACCGCAAGAGCAATGGCAACAGCATTTTGCTGCGTATGAGTCCTGTTCTGGCCGATGCTCTTCGGACTATTTCCAAGCGTGAAGAGCGCACTTTGACTACCATCATGTCCCGTGCGTTCAAGGACTACATCAAGACCAACCATCCTGATATTAAGTCCGATATTGAGTAATCAATATGCATGCTGTTTTCAAGTCCCTAGTCAATTTGTAAGTTGACTAGGGACATTGAAAACCTAGAATAGAAGAGATAGGCCCTCATAGCTCAATGGAAGAGCAACAGCCTTCAAAAGGAGCGTTATAAGAGAAATCTTATAATGGATCGTGTCAAATTCGGTGAATCCTTAACTGGTAACGCCGAGCCAAGCCCGGAAACGGGAAGGTGTAGAGACTGAACGGCACGGACCTGAACAGATAATGCTGAAGGTCAAGACACAGTCCAGACCACGAACCCACATGGGGCGGTGAAAACCGTAGTGGTATGCTAAGCTGTAGGTTACAGGTTCGAGTCCTGTTGAGGGTATTTCTGGCGAATCTTTTTTAACTAATGATTAGTATTGTTCCTTAACCAGTAATCACTAAAGGAGTATATAATGCAGTATCTGAAGATTGAAAATGTTGGCGTTTGTCCTACTGAAGGTTTCACCATTTTTGGTGCGTCTTCTAAATCTGAAAATACCGATCCGAATATTATTGGCACATTTGGCTCTGGTGCAAAGCATGGCATTTCTCTTGCCTTGCGTCAGGGTTTGATGCCTGTTGTATATTGCGGTAAAGTTCGTCTGGCCTTTTACACTAAGCCTCTCAAGATTAAAGGTGTTTCTGGAGAAGCGGTTCACCAACAACTGTGCGTTAAGATTTCTGGTCAAACTGAAGATAACAAGACGATCAATCAAGATCGTGAATTGGATCATACTCTTTCTTATGGCAATAAAGATTGGAATGAGCTTTCTTTGGCTTTGCGTGAGTTTGTTTCAAATGCAATCGATGCTTGCTACGAGCAGGGATTGTCCCCAGACTCCATGAGTGTTGAGTTGGTGGAAGAAAATCAAGTTCGTGCCAAGGGTGGTACAACTCGCATTTTTGTTCCAGCTACCATGGATGTCATGCGTTTTCATCAAGAAATTGGCAAGTGGTTTCTTCACTTTAGTGAACCACAAAGCATGGAAAATAAGTTGCTTTTCAAAAAGAATCGAAATTGCGTTGATAGTTCAGGTAACAAAAAGTCTACTGCCGTAATCTACCGCCGTGGTGTGAGGGTGCGGGAGTTCACTTCTTCTGATATTCCCAGTCTTTTTGATTATAACATCCCTGATTTGCCAATCGATGAATCCAGAACTATCGATGACTGGAAGGCTAAGTTTGAGTGTGGTCAAGCTTTGGCGCAAACGGAAGACCCAACTGTTCCTACTTTGATGTTTCAAAAGCTTGTGAAGAATGAGAGTTGTTGGGAACTGGAGCAAGATGGCTTTGCGTTGACTTACTGCATTTCTGATAAACAAAAGAAACAGCAGATATGGCAAAATGCTTTCTTTGCAGTTTGTGGTAAGAATGCAGTCATCACCACTAGTGCTCTTGCTGATCGTTGCAAGGAAAAAGGCTACACACCTATCGTGCTATCAAACGCACAGAGTGGATTTCAGAAGTTTTTGAAAGAAATGAATATTCTTTCTGATGTGGATGTTTTGACTGCTAATGATTTGAATGGTCGCAAGATTTTTGCTCCTTCCTTGGCTGTTACCCAAGCCCTTAATTGGGTCTGGGAAAAGCTGGAGAGCATTGATATGACCTACAATCGGCCAAAACCTGAACTTCGTTGCTTTCGTCAGCTGACGGAAGCATCTTCCATGACATTTGGTTACTGGCTCGACGGAACGATTTACATCAATGAGGATATTTCGCAGAATAGTAATAACTCTTTGATGGATACCATGGTTGAGGAAGTAGCGCATCACATTACCAAGGCAACAGATGGTAGTCGTGATTTTGCCAACTTCCTGATCCGCATGTCTGTTGAACTTGCGAAGTCTACCGACCCCAAGTAAAACCGGCGAATCTATTTTTTCTCAATATTACAATCATCTTAGGTCCATTTTATAAAGGAGATAATATGTCTAGAAGGAAGTCACCAGAAGCTTTGTACATCGAATCCAAGCTTAAAAATGATCACAATCTACGATATGCCGATCTGGTAAAAATGCCAGACTACGCTTATGATATCGAAAATGCATATTTCAATACTGTCAAAAGTCGTTTTAGAAAGGTGACGGCTGAAAAAGCTTTTGCTGTGGTGCCACAAGTTGCAGAATTTGACTCAGAGGATGTAAGTGACTTTGAGCCAGAGTATGATGAGCAGGCATCCAAGTTGATTCCATCTCTTGACCCGTATTTTGCAATCACAGAAGAGGGCAATAATTTTATTGGGCTTGTGCAGTCAATGAGCAGGGTCAACAATTTAAATATTAGACTGGTTGGTCCAGCAGGTTGTGGCAAAACCAGCTTTGCAACACAATACGCTGCAAAAAATAACTATCCTTGTTTGATTATGGACTGTGCTAATGTTCGAGAGCCTAGAGATTGGTTCGGATATCGAACATTTGATCCAGTTACTAAAGAAATTGTCTGGCATGAGAGTCTCTTTGTTAAGATGGTTGAAACTGCACATAGTGTTATTGTTCTCGATGAGCTTAACCGTGTGTCTCCGTTGGTGATCAATACGCTGATTCCTTTGCTTGACCATCGTCGCTCTACTTATCTTGAGGAAGCTGGCAAGAACATCAGTTGTGCTGAAGGTGTTACATTCTGGGCTCCAATCAACGAAGGCAGTCAGTTTACCGGAACGATTGCTCTTGATGAAGCAATCTCTGATAGATTTGGTCTTGTTATGGAGTGTAAATTTTTGCCATCAATTGAAGAAAAGCTGGTTTTGCATAAAAAGACTGGTTTGGAGGAATCAGTTTGTGAAAAACTTGTTGATATTGCAAATCAAGTAAGAATCAAATCACAGATGGATTCAGTTGATAGTTACAGCAAGCCTATTTCTACACGAATGCTTGAGAATGCTGCAAGAGCTTTCAAAAAGCAGGGGGTGAAGTCTTTGCAATTTACTCTTTTGAACCACTTCAGTTCGGCTGGTGGTGCTGCGAGTGAGAGGAATAATTTGAGAACCCTGCTTGTTGGCAAATTCGGACTACTTTCATAATAAGGAGAATTTATGAGCAGCAAAACTAATCTTGGGTATGATGATAGGTATTTCAAAGACAGCCTTCATCAGACCGAAGAAGATTTGCATAAGACTTTGAAGGAACTAAACAAAACAATCAATTTGACTGCAAATAGTTCAGACGGATACGAGAAATGTCTATGCGTTAAATATAGTAACGGCAAAGTTACAAATGATTTGTTGTCAGATGTTCTTTATGTCTCTCCAGATAGTTTGCTGGACGAGGATATGAAGTTAATTGACAAGGATCAGAAGTATTTTGATGTCCTAGACGGGTTGAATGGTCAGGCCTTGCTTTGTTCTTTTATTAAGAAGAGTATTCATGTTGATTCAGCATTGCAGTTCAAGAATTCCGATTCTTGGGCTGTGCGTAATATTTTTATGACAGATTTGCAGTCTGGTGCAAGCAATGAAGTCTTTTCAAAATGGCCCGGTTTTTTGAGTTATGTAACTCAACAAATGGTGGTGTTTGGACAACAAAAGAAAAAGATAGAGGAGAATTTAGTATCAAATATTGCTAAAGGATCAGTTGAGTTCGATGACATTGTAGAGTTACTTTGTTTCAATAGATTAAGTCCAGAAAAAATTGATTATTATATTTTTCCACAAGAATTTAGAGACAAGATCGATGAAGTTGATACACATTTTAATGACAGATTAAATTCATTTGTTACAGACCAATATAAGTTTGATCGTGCGGTCAACTTGTATCAAGACATGCTCGAAATGTTAGAGCCTAGTGAAACTCAAAAATCGACTATCACATTGAATGATATTACGATAGAAACAAACAATTCTGCCAAAGATAGGCCTTTGACTGGTGGGGATGCTTATAACAACAATATTTCAATTCCCGGAAATATTATTAGTAGCTCTCTCGATCACAACAAGAATCTTAGAGATAGGACAAAGTCTTTTGATGATCATTTGAAATCACCAGTCTACAACAAAGATAACTATTTGACACATTTGAGCTATAAGCTTGTTGTTCCAGCTGTAAATACAGAAACTATTGAAGCATACAAGAAGATTGTTCATGCACATAAGAAATCTATTAAAGATTTAGAAACTTCTTTTATGTTTAGAAACAATGTTAACCAAACTTTTACTTACGGCACTAACTCTGGAGACCTTGACGATAATAGTTTTTACAAAACTTTTCTTGGAGAGCATGACAAAATTTATTATCAAAAGGATTTAGTATCTAGAAAAAAATATCATGTAAGTATTGCTCTAGATCAAACTGGCTCGATGGCTGGCAGCATGAGAGAAGCAGCAACTTTGGCAATAATTATGGCTGAAGCTTTGAAGAAAATAAAAGATGTAGATTATTCAATTTATGGTTTTAACACGGGTACAGATGTAGAAACCCATGTGTATAAAGATCATAACTATAACAAGACAGAGGCTTTGTCAGAAATATTGGCATCTGGCAATACAGCTATGGGGTATCACTTGTGTGCAATTGCAGATAAGATTATTACACAAAATCCGTTTGTTGAAAACAAGATATTGTTTATGATTACGGATGGTGAGCCAACACATGGATCGGTTGGTAAAAATCCCGTTGAATTAACCGCTTATGCAGTTGAAAAGGCAAGAAAAGCTGGGGTTAAGGTTTATGGTATCGGAGTTCACAACGCTTTTTCAGAGCAAACGGGCAAGGCGTTGTTTGGAGCAGGCAATTTCGCAGTTATTCAGGGTATAAAGGGTACCTTGCCATTATTAAGAAATAAATTGGCAACCTTCTTAAAAAGGGTTGCCTAATTTATGATTCTTGTCTAAACCACTCTGCAAAATTCAAATGGCCTTCGGATTGTGATCTCCAAGCTGGATAAAGCAGACTAGTTGGCGCAGGCTTCTTGGATAACATGTAGAGTTCTTTCCCAGATGCTAGGTAAGGGTCCACTTTGATATTGCTCTTGGGCAAACATTGGTTTGGAATAAATCCAGTCAATTCTGGGTGTTTTTGCATGTCAGGGTGGCAAAGTATTGAAAGTGCAGCTTGATACATTTTAGATTCTGCTGGGCTGCTGTGAATTAATCCTCTTAGTTTAACCATATCTTCGGATTTTACTTTAATCCCATTTATAACATATTCAGGTTTGAGAGGTAGTTTAGCAATTTTTCTTGGCGCTTCTTCAGGTGCTGACTTGTCAGCAATTGGTGAAAAAAGATATGGTTCTCCTTTGAAGGGGACGATTGCCCATTCTTTTGCCATGCCTTTTCCGTATCTTTTAAAAATTTCAGAAGTGACTGCGGGATCATGCAAAAAGGTTTCAAACTTTGGATGTTCTTTGCCTTGCCAAAACGCTATGACAAGTTCTTTGTCTAGTACTGCAATTCTCCCCGCCAGAGCATCTCCAAAATTTAGGCATTTCCCTCGTATGCCAAAAGTAGACTTCCAATCTGATGGATTGATTCCCATTTCTTTGAGCTTGGCATCTAAAAATGGAAAATTTTCTTTAGTTTTATAGTTTAATAAATCTTCTATTTGAAAAGATGTCACAACGCCTTTGGCTTTTGGGAAAATATCATAAAATGTAGTTTTATTATTTGCTAAGTCATCATGTGCTTCGGGACAGTCTACATGATGAAAGGATTTATTATAAAAAAATGTTATGCAGGGGTATTCGGTATCATGTTTGCGTTCATCATACAAGAAGTCTGGGTCCACTTTTTTTAAGTAGCTTAGGTCCATGGTCTCTCCATTTTATCTAGACTATTTATTATTTTTATTTTTATTTTAGTTGTCATTCGATTTTGTATCAGTAAAATAAAACTATTACTTGGAGGATTCCCATGTCAAAGTATCTTGTAGTTGATTGTGAAACAACTGGTCTCGATCCAGAAATACATGGATTAATTACTTTAAGTGCAGTCGTATACGATGGAAAAAAGAAAGTTTCCCAATGGCATGGAGCTAACAAAGACTGGCAGCAGTTTACAATAGATGCTTCTGCCCTCAAGGTTAATGGAATTAGTCTGTTTCAGACAGAGTATTTTTCTGTTCTTACAAAAGACATAATAGAGGGAACAACAGAAAAAGGTTATTATCTCATAGAAAATTATAGCACATTTGTGCGTTTCTTCGTCAGCTGGTTGCTTGAAAACGCAACTGATTGTGATTTTTTGTTAGGAATGAATGTTCAATTTGATTTGTCATTCATAAAGAAAGCTTGCAATACATTCAATATGAAGATTGATAGTTTGTTGCCCAGAAAACAAATTGATCCGTTAATTATTGCGTCTGCTGCTCTTGATAGCGGTAAGCTCAAATCTGATTTAAAGTATATAAACAGTCAATCGATGTACAATATGTACGAAATTAATTCTCAAGGTATACATCGATCAGATGTTGATGTCGTTCTTGCATTTGAACTTTGGCAAAAAATGAAAAAAGACATTTTTGCTTAATAATTTCAAAATGATTAACTAAAATAATTTTATGAAAAAGTGTAAAGCAAAATTTGTTTTTAACACAATGGTTTCAAATGAGAGCCATTGCATCCTTAGAATGCTTGAATCGGTCTACAAATATGTAGATTATTGGGTAATTCAAGACAACGGTTCTACGGATGGAACTCAAGATTTGATCAAAAACTTCTTCGCAGAGAAAGGCATTCCGGGATTTCTTTACGAAATTCCTTGGTCTGGCTGCATGGGTCAGAATCGAGATCACACAGTTCAAACATGTTTGAAAGCAGATCATGGTTGTGATTGGATTTTGCGGGTTGATGCAGATGAAGTGTTAGAGGTTGATGATGACTTCGACTGGTCAATTTTTGATGAAACCAGCATTCAAAGTTTTGATGTACCAGCTAAATCTGGTGTCGTAAATTACTACCGCTGTTGGCTTTGGAATGCCAAATTGCCATGGAAGTTCAAGCATGATAAGCGCCATGAATGTATCATGTTGGACAGGGATAATGTAGGAGAAAATTTCCAAAGAGTTCAACTGCCACCTAGTTTTCGTCACAAAGTGATTGCAGATGGGCAGACCTACTCAAATCCATTCAAGTATTACATCGATGCTCTTGAATTAGAAAAAGACATGATCGTGAAGAAGGAGATGCTGACCGACCAGTATCACTTGTGGTACTTGGGTAAAAGTTATCATGATAATGTGCCATCTGGTCATCTCCCATTTGGTGAATTGCATAATCATGAACTAGCTAGGCGAGGATTGTTTTATTTTGAGAGATTCCTTGAAGTAAGACACCAGTTTATGTCAGCTGGAACAATTAAATATGTTGATGAAATGGCATACACAGGATTTCTGTGTATGGCACATTTATACTCCGTGATGGGAGATTTAGAAAAAGAGATTTGGGCTCTTAAAACTGCTGAAATGACTTGCCCAAGAAGGAATGAACATCTTAAGAGATTGGCTTGGCTTTACCATCGCAATAAAAGATTTGCAGAGATGCTACAAGTCACAACTCGAATGATGGACCCTCAAAGAACTAACCCTTATCCGAGTCTTTGTGTTGTTCTTGAAGACGATGCTTACCACAATACAGGAACATTGGTACAAGACTTACATCGCTTAGCTCTTGAATGCAACCAAATGCACTAATGAAAAATGTAGCTATTTATGGATACCATGACGCATCTTTATGTTTGAAAGATAACGGTCGTTATTACATTTATGAAGCGGAAAGATTTTTCGGAAAAAGATACTCGATACTGACTCAAGAGTTCAAAAATCATCCTATTGTTGGGCATTTAGTTCCTTCAGATTCGCAATTTCATGCATTCTTTGATCACATCAAAAACAAACATAAATTTGAAACTATTGAAAATCTTTACTATCACGACATGTATCCTCCAGATATCAATAAAATCAAGCAATTTTTTCATGTCCAAAATTTCAGAAGCTTCAATCATCATGATGCACATGCTTGGAGCGCATATTGCCAATGTCCTTTTGATGAAACATATATCATCACATATGATGGAAATGGAAAAAACTTAGTTGGTCCAGAAAGTAGTTTTGTGCTGTGGTACGCAACGCCAACAGAAGTAAAAAAATTAAACGACTTCCAGCCATGGGGTTCATACAGCCTTGGTAATTGTTACATCGCACTTACAAATTGTCTGGCTTCGATCAAAAAGAAGAAAAATTTTGGTTTGCCCAGCGCTGGTAAGCTGATGGGTCTTTGTTCTTATGGTCAACCAAGAGAAGCATGGAAGCAAGTTATAAGAGAGTTCTTTGATAGCGGTTCCAAAGATGCAGCCCAAGGTGTTGCTAATGTTGTTGGATTTGATCCAAGAGAATATGACACGATATCTGGCAGGGATGAGTTAGATTTTGCAGCAACTATTCAATGGGCTTTTGAAGATAAGTTTTTTGGAATTTTCAACGATTTAAATATTCCTCCGAATTCAAATTTATGTCTGGCTGGGGGCTGCGCCCTTAATATAATTGTAAATCAAAAGCTATTTGAGATGGGATATAATGTCTATGTTCCACCTAATAGTGGGGACTGTGGCATTACACTTGGGGTTGTAGCCCATGAAAACCAAGATAGAAAAATAGATGCAACATATTGTGGTTATGAGATTTTAGATTATGGGTATTACGATAGTAGTTTTTACAGACACGATGTCACCAATCAAGAAATAGCAAAAATTCTTTTTGAGCAAAAGAAAATTATTGGTTACATTCATGGCAATAGTGAGTGTGGTCCTAGAGCTTTGGGTAACCGTAGTATTCTTTGCTACCCAGATATTGCAAATTTAAAAAATAAGTTAAATAGTGAAATCAAATTTAGAGAATGGTATAGACCATTTGGAGCAGTAACAAAGTTGGAAAACTTGGAAAAATATTTTTACAAGGCTTGCGAATCACCATTTATGAATTTTTGTCCAATTTTGAAAGAACAATACAGGTGGCCATCAATTACACATGTTGATAACACTTGCAGAATACAAACGGTTACTCGACTTCAGCATCCCGATTTGTATGACATTCTTACTCAAATAGAGAATCTAGGAGGAGAGGGAATCCTTCTGAATACATCATTTAATATAAAGGGTAAGCCAATTTTAACTACTATGCGAGATGCATTTGAGGTTTTAGAACAAACTAAGCTTAATGGCTTTGTACACAATAATTTATATTATACGAGAGAGGTGTGATTGTGGACATGGCAGTTTATGGCTACCATGATGGTTCTGTTTGTATCAGAGATGATGATGGTAAATATCATATTTATGAAGCTGAGAGATTCTTCGGGAGAAGGTATTCTCTTATCACCAGAGAATTTGAATTAGAAGAAAATGTATCTTTTTTAACTCCTACAGAAGATGAGTTCAACAATTTTTTTGTTCACATAAAAAACAAACATAAAGACAATCGAATAGAAAATTTTTATTATCATGACATGTATGCTCAAGATTTGGCTGTCTTGAATTCAATTTTTGATATTAAAAACTTCAGAAGCTATGATCACCACTATTCTCATGCCTGTAGTGCATATTATCAATCTCCATTTGATGAATGCTACATAATAAGCTACGATGGTTCTGGCAAGAATACAAATCATACCATGAGTTCTTTCGTATTCTGGCATGCCAAACACAATGAAATAATTAAGTTAAGAGAATTCACCCCTCACACAGCATTTAGCTTGGGTGATTGTTATATTGATCTTTCTATTTGTTTGTCTTCAATAAACGGATCAGAATTCTTTGGATTGCCGAGAGCAGGCAAACTGATGGGTCTTTGCGCCCATGGAAAACCACGGGAAGAGTGGAAAATTCCAATAGCCAAATATTTCGATAATCCCGGATATTTAAGTTTGAATGCTTTGGCAAATCAAATAGGTTTATATGTCCAGCATTGGCACACCTTGTCTGGACAGGATGAGTTAGATTTTGCTGCTACCATCCAATGGGCTTTTGAAGATAAGTTTTTTAGATTATTCAATCTTATGAAGATACCTAAAGGTTCAAACATATGCATGGTTGGAGGTTGTGCCATGAATATTGTTGTGAATCAAAAGTTATTTGAAATGGGATACAATATTTATGTGCCACCGAATGTTGGTGACTGCGGGTTAACTTTTGGAGTTTTAGCCGATATTTATAAAGATAAAAATATTGACCTCACCTATGCTGGTTTTGATATTTTAGATGAAGACTATCGAGATCATGAATTTAACTGCGAATACATCAGAGAATCTAGTATTGCTAATTTATTATTTTTTGAAAAACAAATAATAGGGCTCATGCAAGGCAAAAGTGAATGTGGCCCGAGAGCTTTGGGCAATCGCAGTATTCTTTGTTATCCTGATATTCCAGACCTGAAAAATAAGTTGAATAGTGAAATAAAATTTAGAGAATGGTTCAGACCTTTTGGAGCAGTCACGAAACTGGATGCTCTCGATAAATATTTCTATAATGCCTGTGAATCAAGACACATGACATTTTGTCCTACTTTGAAAGAAGAGTATCGATGGCCATCCATTACGCATGTCGATAATACTTGTAGAATTCAAACAGTTACAAAGGAGCAAAATTACAAGCTGTATAAAATACTCGATGAAATTGAAAAATTAGGTGGTGAGCCCATCTTACTGAATACTTCTTTCAACATAAAAGGCAAGCCAATTCTTACAACATTAAAAGATGCGTTTGAAGTTTTGAAACAAACAAAACTGAATGGTTTTGTTTGCGAAGATTTATATTTCAAGAATAACTTGAATTAAATTTCAAAAAGCATTTTTTGATTTGGGACTTTATTTAATTTTGAAAATATATATTTACTACATTGAATTGATCTGTTAGAAAATATTCCTTCTCCTTCAATTGTGTCATATCTGTCAAATTCGTGTGCTCCATCTAAAACTAAATCATAATATTTGTTCATGGATGTTCCAATTGTTATAAATGTTATCTTCCTACCATGAACTGTATGGTGTCTGCCTGTGGCAATCAATCCTTTAAAATTAACATAATTATTATTTTCTTTGGAAAACATTCCCGGCATAAATCTATTGCTTATCCAATATCCTCTTTGTTGATATTGGTGCCAACCATCACCAGAAGATTCTGGAAATTTAGGATGCAGTTCATCTCCTATTAGTTTCCAAGGCCCTTTGCCAAAGGCAGCAAATTTCAAACCGGCTTTCTTAGCCTCCTGTATATGGACCCAAGGTCTATACAAAGATTGAGCATGATTCAAAGCAGACCACCAAAATTTCTTTGGTTGACGAACTTTTTCGTATGCCAAAGCCCAGACTAAATTGCCATAACTAGTCGCATGAGCATGACAAAAACTGTAAAGAGAAAAATAACCAAGCTCTTTTAGAATGAATTCTTTTTCTGGATGATATTTTATCTTTTCAGCAAATTCATCCATTTTGATTTTGTTTTTTTTACCAAATCCTTTACGATATAGTTCTGCATCTGATTCAGAACAGTTTAAAAGCTTCTGAATAAAAAGAATTCCATCATCGTCATATATTAATTGACCACGATGGTTTCTTTCCTTATGGAATTGATCTAATACACGAATTTTTCTTCCATCAGCCGAAGGCAATGGTCTTATCAAGGCAAGCGAAAATATCACATCTTTTCTGCATTTTGGCTGGACATCAACATGCAATCGTCTCTGAGCAGGGCTTTCTCCAAAAGTTACTCCCCATGTATTGCCTGAACGAAACAGATTTGCAGTTGATTCATCGTATTCTGGATAATCTTCTAAACTTCTAGAAGATAGTTCGTTTAGTTGTGCCAAACCCCTGTTGCACAAAATATCAATCTTGAACAATCCTTTTTGTTCAACTTCATCCTTATTCAATTTAATTTGATCATTTGTAAGCTTTAATTCTTCGGGAACACAATCTGGGAAAACAACAATTCCTCCACAATGCAGGGAGTAATTTTTAAAAGTTCCTTCTAATTCTTTGGCTCTATCCAGAATAGATTCAATTCTAGAACCAGCAATATTTTCAAAATCAAAATACTTGGGCATAAATTTTCTATTGCCATGTTCCCTTATGGCTTGTCGAACAGCAGAGTTAGGACGGTATAAAACATGATTGCTTATTCTTGCAACTCTATTTGGGTATTTTTCTTTGACTAATTCTATTACACTATCTCTTTGGTTATATGCAAAGTCTATGTCAATATCTGGAAGGTCTGAGCGGTTTTCATGCATGAAACGGCTCAAGACAAAATTGTTTTTAACAGGGTCCATATTGTGGATGCCCATTAAATAACAAATTAAGCTACATCCGGCAGAGCCTCTAGTGATAAAACGATATTCAGGAACCAAGTCCAGAATTTCTCTGACTTGAATGAATGATTCAGCAAAACCAAATTTCTCAATCAAAGCCATTTCTCTGGCATATCTGGCCAGATAGGCTTCTTCTTGAGGTAGCTTTCTTCTGAAATATTTTTCAACCTTCTGGATCAATGTGCTTCATCCCTAATTTAATATGCATGATTCCTCTTTCCAATTCCCTTATTCCATGAGCTAAATTTTCAGATTTGTAGCCCATTTTTTCTGTGATTACTTTTGTTGCTTTCAAGTGGTCTACCACGACACCTAAAACATCATGAGGTGTTTTTTCGTCACAAAGCTTGTCGATGATTGAAATCCATTTTTCATTCAACGACCTGTAGTTGATTCCACGCATGAGAGAGGCTCCTGAGAGGATTTTTCAGTTTATATGAGTTCCCAAGTTTTTTCAACAATTTTGGTTGTTTTTGTTTCAGCCGATTGGTATAAAGACTTCGGTTTTGATGAATAATTCTGTTCAACAGGGAGGAAAATTAAAATGGCTAAGTCGAAGCCCGCTTTTGATCGTGTTGAAATTGATAAGACGCATGCTGAAACTATCGGTGATGCGATGAAGGCATACATTGGCCAGCCTGTGGCCATTTTGTGCGCCAGATTCAATTATAGGGGTATTTTGAGCAAGGTTGGCAAGGACTACTTATCATCAGTATCAACGCTGTCGAACTGATTTACCAACCAGCTTGGTGTTTTGCCGATTTAAATGATTGATATGTCAATGTAAACTCTTCCTGTTTCCAAAAAACAGGAAGAGTTTTCTTGTAATTTTGATTTATTGTAGTGGAGGGAATCAAATGAAAAATACCGGATTCAATTCTTGGAAAGCTCGACTTGAATTCATGGGCCAAGAGTTCCCGTTTACCAAACCGGAAGAGGGAATTGTTACAATTAAAAACGAAGAAGGTAGACTGCATGCCGATAATGAACCGGCATGGAGATCGCCTACGAGAATCATTTGGTATCGTGACGGCAGAAAGCATGGGATTGATGCCGATATTCATGGCAGCATTACTTACTATTACGAAAACATTAGGATTCCTCCACGCTATCACCAAGCTGTGGGTGAGCCAGAGATTTTGACAGTTGAAGAGGTATTGAAGCATCAAAATGCTGAAATACGATATGTAGGAATTAAAATCATCGGGTACGATAGAATTCGTACTCACAAAAACTGTAAGCTCGTTGATACCTGCAAAAAAACAGGCATGGAGCTTTTTAGTATCAAGGGTATTTTTGATGATCCGGTTTGTGTTTTGAAAGTGATTAATAGTACCGCAGAGCCAGATGGTACTTTTAAAAACTACTATTTGACGGTCCCTCCTAACATGAAAAAATGCAAGGAGGCGGTTGCATGGACTTTCAGAATGACTGCGGATGATTACGCTCCAATGCAAGAAACTTGATTGGCTGGCGTACATATGGTATGATTGTGTGTGGCATTTTGTGCTTTCAAAAGGAGAAAGATCATGAAAAGTTTCCAAGCAAGACAAGGTGATATCTATTTCAAGGCTTGCAATAAGCCAGATATCACCAAAATGAAAAAGAAAACCGATGGCATATTTGCCTATGGTGAAGTCACGGGTCATGCTCACCGGCTGACAACTAACATCTCTGACTGTGAATCCTATGTAGATGAAAACGGAGATATCTACATTCTCTCCGATAAAGAGATGCAAGTTGGACACGATGAGCACAATGTAATCACTTGTCCTCCTAATACTTGGATTTGTGTAAGCCGTCAGAGGGAATATGATCCGGCTGCTGCTGAAAAAGAGCGCAGAGTTGCTGATTAAGAAATCTTAAGTTTCATAGAAAAAGCCAAGCAAGAGTAAATATTCTTGCTTGGCTTTTTTATTTGGTAAAAAATATGCAACAAAAATTAGCTGATTATATATCTCGCTGCTGGGGAAGCAATTACTATTGCACAGAGTTATGTAACAGGGTTTGCAATTGCGGAACATTCGGACGATCTTTCAAATCGTCCGATGTTTACAATAACGACATGTTGAAATCTTTTGTCTTCGGTCAATTTAGTGAATCATCTACATTTAAAAGAAATAACTTTTAGAATGGTGTTGTTTCATTCCAGTCTACGCCATTATTTGTGACAGTTTTATTTTGACTGCTGCTGTCTTTTAATTTTTCAGAATCACTTGAAGCAAGTAACAGCAATTTGGCATTTGCATCTGGTGTTATAGGAGCACTTGGAGGAGTGAAGGGTGCATTGTACAATGCGGTTCCCTTGACGAATTGGAAATTTGTTATGTACCCTAGGAAATCAGAACCACCACGGGTTGATTCCGTACCTATGTACAACAAATTACTGCTGTCTGTTATATCATCGCTGTTAGCCCCGCTGTAAACTTGGGTACCGTTCACATAAGCAGTAAGAGTTCCTGAAGCTCTACAAACAGCTATGTGAGTCCAAGAGGTATAAATGCCTGAAATATTACCGCAATCTATCAAATTTCCATTTGTCCAAAAATAAAATGTATTTTCACTTGACTCCATGCTACAAGCGATACTTGCTGATGGCCAAGCATTCACCGAAAATACTCTTTCATTTCCACCAGTCGGGAATTGATATTGGAACCATTCGACTGTGAAATCTCCAGTACCTACAGCCCAGTCACTACTTGCAGGAACTGTCAAATAACTATTATTGAAATGCAAGCTACCACCAAGACCTACTGGAGAGTAACCGCCTCGAATGCCGTAATATAACATTTCAAGCTGTGTTCCACCCGGATTGATTTGACTGTAAGCATTTAATGTTTGAAGAGCTTGTTCTCCATACAATGTGAATTCATCACCATGTTTTAATTCATAAGGCCAATTTTCAATCCAAACAGTCTGGTTTTCTAGATTTCGAATAATGTTGTTCACATTTGAGTCTGGAAAATTTTGCCCTACAAATTGTAATGGATCGTAGGTTTTCACTCTGAATATAACTTCTGGATATGGATATTGATTTGATTTTTGCCCGCTTATACTCAAATATGTAAAATAGCTTCTAGTTGGATCTTCATCTTGGTCAGCATCGAATCCAATTCTATATGGACCAGCCGGAAGAACTTCATTCAAAACTAATGAATTGATTGCAACGCCTGTTGCACTTGCTCCATCATATACTTCGTAAGAAAATGTACCCGCTGATGGATCGTAAACAATCTTACAAGTGTATGTATTTCCAATACTCAAATCTGAGCCAGCACCTTCACCATCCTGAGTTATTCCAGATATCATCGGGCTCCCGCAGTCTACCTGAAAAGCAATTCTGGTTGTACTTGTGCCCCAAGACCATTCTGGCTCAATATTTGGATTGAAAATACAAATTGAATGATCGGCGCAATTATTTACTTGTACAAAAGTAGCTATAATCTCAGTTTTATTATCACTTGGGATATCAAAAGTTGTTCTAATAGGGTAAGAAACATCATCTGAAGTACCTGAAAACCACATTCCTGAAGAATCGAAACCGAAGTTTACATCAACGGTTGTTTTTTCAGTATTTGGGTAATAATCAAGCCAACTTGGTTTTGTTTCTAGGTTGCTGGTATACATAATTTTCCCTTTTTATAAATCTATACTTTTTTATTTATTGTTAATTTGTTGTTTTTATTAAGAGGCTAAATTATAAATATGTTTATATAATAATAAATAACATATACCTTACAAGGAGACAATATGGACGCAGAAAACGATTTAGTTGCTCAGGGCAATTTAATACATCCGAATTATTTGCAATATCAAAGTATTGGAGACACAGACATCAACTGGGTTTCCACAGACGGAGACCCATCCTCAGTAGCTGATGCAACTATTTCAGGTGATGCCAGCTTTAATAGTACTAACGAAGGGGTTTGGTTGACACCAGCCACCGATGGAACAACCGGATATCTTTATTGGCAAAAAGATTTCGATTACACTAAAAATATAATCATTTCCGCAACAACTCGCTCTGGTGGTGGTGATGGTGGTGATGGAATTACTTTCTTCCTAGGTGGATCAGATGTTGTTTCACAGGATGGAGAAGGCCATGATTCTTTATCAATATATGTTGATGAGTTCAATTCTGATGTGGTTTTAGTTCAGAAAGACCTTGCAACTGTAGGCCCATCTGTTTCCACTCTCAAAACTCTTGATGATAACACCTATAATTTTTGGGAAATCGTTTATGAGTACAAAGATGCCGATTCAAGGATTCTACATGTTTTGTTGAATAAAAGATATGTATCACGAATCGATGTAGGCAGTTGGACTCCCGGTGGCAACTACATCGGAATTTCTGGATGGTGTGGTTCAGTTAACAATGTGCATAGCGTGAAAAGCTTCCAAGTAAAATCAGCAAGAGGATGGATTGCTTTAACTCAGTAATTCAAAATTTTATAATTACATGAGACCTTGTCAAAACTTTGACAAGGTCTTTATTTTTTTATGTGTTATAATTATTCAGTTTGCAATAATTTTGCGGTTTAATAAAAGGATTGAAAAATGGCTAAGAAAACTGTTATTGACGAAGATAAAACATTTAGTATGATCATGTTGGTGATTTGTGGTTTGTTTTTGACTGTCATAATTTCTTTTTACTTTGCAGAAGTGAAAAAGACAGAATACTTAGACGATTTAATAAACAAAATGAATGACGAAAATCAAATGATCATGAATGAAAACCAAATGTTAAGAAATGAAATTTTTGAACTGAAGAAAAAAAGGACTGGAAATTAATTCATGAAACTATGTCATCGAACGAATTCCATAAGTGTGGTGCGATGTTGGGCCAATAATTCAAATGGATCAAAATTGTACAGCACTATTTCTCCTTCCAGTTTTTTTGTCACAAATGTAGTCAATTCATTTCTGTGGAACCTATCTGGAAATCTTTTTAAAAGAGGCGCTTTTAGTTTTTTGTTTGATGGCATGTTATGTTCTCACAACTGGTCAAGGAAAATTTAAAGTGAATCCAATCCTAGAATTGTGTCAGTTGTTTTGCAAAAAAGGCAAAACAAAATTTGCAATCAAATTATTAGACGAGTTATCAGAAATTCTGATAGACCCACATCAAGGATTTATTTTGGGTTCGTGTTATCAAGAGATAGCAGAGTTTCAAAAAGCTATTGATGTTTTTGAAAGTTGTGTTGAGTACTTGCACTCTAAGGATCAAGCATACAGACAACTTAGCATTTGCTACGCTAATTTGTTACAAATTGAAAAAGCACAAAAGTATTTAGATATGTGCTTCGATGTAGAAAACCAATTGATTGCCAAGGCAAACTTAAAACGGATCAAGGATGAAATAGAGCACTTAGGGTCGAATCATGGCTTTTGGTCAACTCATGAAAACCATATTCATAGTCCCAACCTTGCTAGATTCATTTCTTCATTGTTGACTAAAGACAGAAATATATATGACTTTGGTTGCGGTGATGGATTTTATTTATCAACTTTACAAGAGTCTGGATTTGATAAACTCACAGGCTTTGAGGGGAGCCCATCAACCAGTCCTAAATTCAGCAACATCCACAAGCAAGACCTAGCTGAATTGTTTAGTGTGCCAGAAAAAGGTCATGTAATCTGTCTTGAAGTAGCGGAGCATATTCCAAGGGAATATGAAAACATTCTTATTTCAAATATAACTAATGCATGTCATGGATATCTTATATTTAGTTGGGCAGTAAGGGGCCAAGGTGGAACTTGCCATGTAAATTGCAGAAACAATGACGAAGTTCTTGAAATGTTCTCCTCTCAAGGGTTTATTTTTTGTAAAGAGCTTACTACAAAAGCAAGGCTTCTTATCGAAGATCATTGTGACTGGTTCAGAGATACTATATTAATATTTTCAACTCATCAAGAGGAGGAAAATGCCATACATAAAAATTAATAATTATGTTGTAGTTAAACATAAAAATAATACTGGAGACTTTTATGCCGTGCATGCAATAACTTCGGCATTTGATGAACCGTTGACTTATTGTCAAGAACCTGTTAAGTTAGAAGCCGATACTTTGGCTGATCTGCAATCAAAAGTTTTTCAAGTAAGCAAGAGTGTTTTGGCAAATAAGCTAGTAGTTTCTGATTCAGAAAAATGATTTGACTTAGGCTTTTGGAGATCAAGTCATTTTTACTCTTGAAAAAGCATGGCAAGCATTAGAAGGCAGAAAAGAATTTGCCATCGTTGAAACTTATAACACTATAACTATTGATTATATTGTAATATCAGATGATACATTCTCCGATGATGAGTTTGGTCGTATTCGAAGAAACTTTCGAGGAGTTGTTTTCAACAAGAAGACAGGAGAAATAATCAGTCTTCCGTTTCACAAGTTTTTTAATCTCAATCAGACAGTAGAAACTCAATTCCATTTGCACAAACACAAAAAAGCGTATGTTTTTGAAAAACTTGATGGGAGCATGATTCATTTTTTCAGGATGCCTGACGGTAGCGTCACATGCTCAACATGTCGGTCAACAAACTCTATTCAGGCAAAACAAGCAAAAGAATTTGCATTCAACAATGCTTATCTATTGAATAAGATTGTGCAAAGCATAGATTATGGGTTTACTCCAATTTTTGAATGGGTAGCCCCGCATAATCAAATAGTGTGCCATTATAAAAATCCGAGACTTGTTTACCTCAATTCTAGGAATAGATCAACCGGAGATTATTTTTTTGAGGAGAAGTATGCAGACAAAGCTGTGCGGTATGACATAGAATTTTCGGATATTCTGAATCACATAAACGGAACTGAAATGGAAGGTTATGTTTGTCATTTAAGCTGTGGGACTATACTGAAGGTAAAAACACCATGGTATTTAACTAGGCATCGTGCTGTTGACATAATGATGAGCCCTAAGTACAAGGTTATGGACTTAGCATTACAGGGTTGTCTGGATGATGTAATTTCAAATGCTCCTGATATGCATAAGCAGGTTTTGATGGATATTGATTCTGTTGTAAAAAATGATGTAGTAGAGTTTCATGCTGCATTAATTGAAGAGTATAGTTATTTGACAAGAAATCTGGAAATGAACGATACTGCATCCTGTAAAAAACAAGTTGCATCAGCATGTCAAGCAAGCCCAAATTTTCCGGCTATGATGATGTTGTATCAAAATAAAGATACAAAAAGTTTCGTGAGTAAAAAATTATATGAAAAATATAAATCTTTGTACCCCAATAAACTGTTAAATTCTGAAACATGATCAACATTAATCTCAGTTTTGAGGCAAAATGTTTGATTTTATCAATAATTTTCGGCATAATTTTAGGATTGACAATAGCTACAGTAGTGGTGGCTTTCTGATGGGGATTTATGGAAGTAATAAAAAATTTTTTGTCTCAACCCTCTGTTGCTATGTTAGGGTTTTGTTTATGTTGGATAACTATTTTTATAATCCATTTGATTAAAGACAATCGTTGATATGTTAAGATTGTTACCAGAAATAGACATTTTTGTGTTGGGCCATGAGAAATGTCAGATAGACAAAATTCCTAGTAAACCATTTTTACATAAAATAAATTTAAATCAATTAGAACTACCGATAAAAAATACAAATGATCTAGCAGAAAATAGATTCTTTTTACTTAAAAAAGAACAGTTTAATAATTGCAAAGATTACATAGGCGTTTTGACATCAAATTTTGATACGAAGTATCCAAATTTACTAAGTCTTGAAAATTTTGATCAAATAAGAGAGAAATTAAAGCATGATACTGTTTATGCAGCCAGCCCAACAGAAACATTCTATGAGGGGAAGTGGTTAAAATATACTTACAAGTATCATCTCACTATACAAAAATATATTGAGGATATGGCAAAACAATTCCATTTATCTTTAGAGGAAAATCCCACTTTATGGGCAAATAATTTTATTTGTCACAAAAGTATCTTCTTCAAATTTTTGGAATTTTTCCAAAAAGTTTTTTCTTACATGCATCAGAAGTATGAATACAGTTATCAAATGAAAGTTGATGATCCGTCAAGGACTGCTGCGTATGTTTATGAGCGGATTAGTATGTTATATTTTTCTAATAGAAAAGATTTAAAAATTTATAAAATACCAAATAAAAAACCATTTTCCTTAGACTGTGTGAATTGGATTTCTTTGGCATCTGAGAACTATAAAATTTTAAGTAAAGGATGCATCGATGATTTGATAAAACTTGGTGTAAGTAATGAAAATATAACTCATAAAAATATACCTTTGCCAGACTACATGAAAGGTGAAATTAGATTTGGGAGTGATATATGGCATCATTCCATAAAAAACAAAATTGAATTAATAATCGAAATATTAAAGAAAAACTCTACAAACGAGAGATACGATTATTTTATTTGTCATGATTGTGATGTTCAATTTTTTCCTGAAAGGCTATCTGTTTGGGAAGAGCTTTTTGAATATGTGGACTCCACTAATTATGATTTTTATTTCCAACCAGAAATTGTGTATGAAAATTATGAGTTGTGTGCTGGGTTTTATATAATAAAAAAAAGCAGAATACAAAAAGCTATCTATTTTTTGAATTTAGTATTAGAAAATCTTAAAAACACACCCCAAGAGCAATTAGAGTTTGCGGATCAATCAGTTATCAAAAACCTTCAGCATAAGACAAAATTTGTGTTACTCCATGAAAAATATTGTGCTTTTGCGGGTCGATTTAACG